TTGTAAACATGAAAGAAGACTTAATTTTGTGAAAATTATAAAGATGAAATCAAGCCTTTCAACTTTTGTAGATTTTTGGCCAGTAATAACTTCGATTATTGTCATAACATTTATGGCCGGATCAATTATCAACACGCAACAAGCTCATGCTGGCAAAATTGAAAAGCTTGAGTCGATCCGCGAAGACATAAATCAAATTAAAATAAAAATCGAGCGCATAGACACGACGCTTGAGCAATTAAACAAAAACAAAGGACGTTAAAATGCTTGAAGGAAACGAATTAGAACAAAAAATCGGTGACGTTGGATTGGTTACTGTTGACGTAAATCCAGAGTTGAAATTAAAGGTTTCTGCAGTAATTGAAATTGATTTGCTGGCTGAAATTAAAAAATTAACAGCAAAAACGCCTACAGAGTACGACGACATGGGTGTTGCTTGGATTGAAAAACTTTTAAAAGCAGGATCGGTTTTAGGAGCTTAATTTGAAAACAAGCTGGACTAAGGTCGCTGGCCTATTAAATTTAGCGTTTAACGAATACATTAAAAAGTATTTGGTCCAGTTTATTTTAAAAACTATCGGAGTCTCTGGGGGGCTTTGGACTACGGTAGTTTCTTTTGTTCTTACGAAATTTTATAAATACGCAAAAAAAGAGGCCGAATCAGCCGCCGCAATTAAGGATCAAGAAATCATCGATCGAAAACTAAAAGAAAAACACGACCAACAATTAAAAACTGACACGCCAGAATCTGATTTAATTCAGATAGAACAAGACATCCTTAATGGGGGCCGCAAACCATGAGACTCGACACGTTGCTTATTATTTTAACATTGCCAGTCGTCGCAGGCTGCGCAAATTATCAGATTGAAAAAAACACGCCTATATTCTTAGACACAAAAAAGGGTTACGGTCGCATCTATTCTGCCGAAAAGATTAAGCCAGAGCAATGCGGAGCGCCTGATTATATTTTTAAATACACAAATAAAAACATCCCGATCGATCAAATGAACGGATATGTATGTCTTTCGGCTGATCAGGTTCAGTATAATCTTAGATACTACAATGACTTCTTAAAGCGCAAAGCTAATTGTCAGTAAATGTCAGAAGTTTTGTTTTACGCTGAGTTTATAGTCCCAAATCATAGTTCTAAAAAAAATGGCAAACAGATTTCTTTTAATAAGAAAACAGGCAGAAACTTTATTCGTTCAAACGATAAAGTTTTAAACGCTCAATCTGTCATCTTGAATAAACTAAATAAATTAAAAGCAGACACAAGTTTTAAAACAATTACAGACGATGTTATTGCTGAATTTGTTTTTTGGTTCCCTGAAAATGTATTTTATACTAAAAAAGGACTTCGATCAAAGACCCTCAATGACCTTTCCAATTTGTATGAGCAAGCCCAGGACTGCCTACAGCGGGCCGGAATAATAGAAAACGATACTCAGATAGTAAATCATGGAAACAGCCACAGGCGGCCTACTAAGGGCGATCAATTCTGGCTTGAAATTAAGCTTATAAAACCAACAGAATGTTACTTTGCTAAGTTGATTTCTTAGTAATCAGTTCACGAATTCCAGCAAGCGTCTTTTCTAAAGCGTCCGAACACATTTTAGTTGTGTCAATTCCATGCTCACGAGCCTTCACGTATGTGTCAGCTGCTGATTCAGTAATTGCAAACGTCTTTTTAATTTTAAGCTTCGTATCTTTTAGTCTAGGCACTGAATTTATGTTCATGACAGAAATTGAATCAAAAAATAAATCTTTGATCAAGTAATTAAAAGTAAACTATTGCAATATTTTAATTACTACCACCCATTAGATTTATACGTCCAAATAAGGCAATGGGGTTTCAACAAAGCTTGCTTGCAACAAAAGATGAAAACGACAACGCGCTCAAATTACACAATGAGCAGATGACTTTCCTTCCCGTATCAAACTTGCAAGAACGCTTTGAAGGAACTCCAGAGCTTTCAGACTTAGAGCTTGAGATATTAAACCACACAATCACAGGAGTTGAAATCAAAGGGTTGGGATCTGAAATATTTAGAACCATTGCCTGCGTGAAATGGCGATTGTCGCACATATATTGGAAGTTTAACGTGAAAAACAGGCTACAATTGATAAACAAAGCATCAAAAGGCGGCCTTCATTTCGTAACTCAAAGAGGCATACCGCAATCGTTTTCATTAAATGTGGATATGTTGGCTCACATGAAGAAAGAAAAATAATGCAGTTAATATTCCTAACGCAAGGTGAGAAAAAAGTCCTAGATTTAATCATGATTGGACAATCTGAGCGTCAAATTGCAAAGAATATAAACATGAGTCATGGCTGCGTAAAAGATCGCAAGCGCAGGATCTTTTTAAAATACGAAGTCAATTCGGTCCCAGAATTAATTATTAAACGAGCAGAATATATTAAAAAACATACGGAGTTGCCAGTTGGAGCCTAAAGTAGAAAAAAGTAGCATTTTAAAGTCTAGTCGAAATGGCGGCAGACAAAAGGGCACTCCAAACAAGAAAACAGAAAACTACCTTGAAGTTTTAGGCAATCATAATATCGAACCTGCAGACCTGCTTTGTTACGTTTATAATGGCGATTACAAAGCATTAAAACTACCAGAGAAAACATTCAGAGTTGGTTTTGGTGGTCAAGAGTTTGAGGAGTATACAATTTCTCTTGAAATGCGAATTGATGCTGCAAAAAACTTAATGAGTTATAAATATCCAAAACGAAAAGCAATTGAGCACACAGTCGAGAAAGGCTCAACAGGTATAATTTTATCATACTCGGAGGAGTCACTTAAAAAGGCTGCTGCATCTGATGAAAAAAAATGATGAGCTGATTTTCATTTATAAACAGATGAGCGCAGAGCAATTGCAGAATGAAGTCGATTCACTATTTGATATGTGCTTTGCATTGCTGGAGTCACAAGAATGCGATAGCATTGAAAACTTCACAAGCCCAAATGTTAAGCTCACAATTTCTTGCGAATTAATAAAGGATCAAAATGGAAAATACTATTGTTGAAACATGGAAAGACATTAAAAGTTATGAAGGATTTTATCAGGCTTCAAACCTTGGCAGGATAAAAAGCGTAAGATCAGAAAAAATAATGAGCGTTAAAAAGCATTCAAGAGATTATCCACAGATTAATTTTCATGTAAATGGCGTTCGTAAACTTTTATATGTACACAGAATTATAGCAGAAACATTCTTAGAAAATAGTGAAAAATTAAAAACTGTTGATCACATAGATGAAAACAAAAAAAACAATTCAGCAATTAATCTAAAATGGTGTTCACAAAACGAAAACATGATTATTTTTCATTCCAGAAGACTTGAAAAGAAAAGAATGCAAAAAAACATGAAGCTTACAGAAAAAGATGTTAATCATATTAGGATAGAAAGCTTCTTGTTTAAAGCAAAAACACTAGCCAAAGGGTATGGGGTTTCTCGGTCTTGTATAGATAAAATTATTGCACATGATGTTTGGAAAGCCATTTGATAGACAGATCAACGCCGATATTCTCAGAATTTAACCCGACAATAATTCCGTTTCAGGCTGCAGTAATAAATGCAATAGATTTTGAGCTGGACTTTAGCCTTGGAACACATGAAGTTTTATTAAGCGGAAGCGTTGGCTCAAGTAAAACGATTCTTGCATCGCACATCATAGTTAAACACGCCCTGAAATATGCTAATGCAAGAATAGGCATTGGAAGAAAAAGTTTAGTCGATTTAAAGGCTACGATATTTAGGGCAATATGTGAACACTTATACGATGAAAAAGTAAAAGGGTATGTCGTTAAGACGTTAGATAACACAGCACAGATTCACTTTACAAATGGCTCGGTCATCGAAGCAATATCGTGGTCAGATAAAAAATTTCAAAAGTTTAGATCAAGGGTCTACAGCCTTTTTGTTTTTGAGGAGGCCGTAGAAAACGAAGGCGACTATGCTCAAGTCTTTGTTGAGTGCAGACAAAGGCTGGGTCGCGTGCCTCACATACCAGAGTCATTATTGATATATTGCACAAACCCATCTGATCCTACTCATCCCCTTTATAAGTATTTCTTTGAAGAAAATTCGCCCACACGCCACGTTTTCAGATCATTGACTGAGCAAAATCCTTTTTTGCCAAAAACATACATTGAACAATTAAAAAGAGACTTGCCGCCCAAAGAAGCCAGAAGACAGATTTATGGCGAATGGGTTTCTATTGATCGAGAGAGATTGTATTATGCCTACGACACAGAAGTTAATTTTAAAAAAGAAGACTATGTTATTAACCCTCATCTACCTGTCAGCATTAGTTTTGATTTTAATATAGGCCATGGGAAGCCTATGTCTGCAATTCTTTCGCAGTACGACAGAACAAAAGACACGTTTCATTTCTTTGATGAGGCGGTGATTCACGGATCACGAACAGAAGATATTCTTGAAGAATTTGCAGCACGTGGAATATTTGATATGCCCTATGCAACAGGCGGGTCACGTACTACAAATTCTAAATGGTCAAATTACGATCTCATTGATCAGTTCTTAAAACTATACAAATCAAAGACAAACCCTCAACTTAAGGTGAATCACAGACTATTAATTCCGTCGAGCAATCCACCAATCAGAGAACGTCATAATATTTTAAATGCGTACTGTAAAAATGCTAGGGGCGATGTGCGTTTTTTTGTTTATAAGAAATGTAAGTTTGCGCATGAAGGAATGAAATTAACATCGCTTAAAAAAGGTGCGGATTACATTGAAGACGATAGCAAAGAATATCAGCACGTCACAACTTCAATCGGCTACAGAGTTGTTTACACTTCACAAAATAAAGTAATTATAAAAGGCGGTAACTTTTGAATCCAGATCTACAAAATATATTGGTCAGAAAACAAATTATTGATGACATTAAATCACACGAAAACGTAAAACGAAAAGCTGAATCGTTAAAGTCGTACGAAATTTATAACGATAATGCAAAGCCATATGTTTATGAAAAACTATGTCATCAACTATCACAAGCCACAGCAAACAAAATGCCTGTTGTGTCAAACTTAAATGTTGCAAAGGCTGTTGTTAATAAAGAAGCACAGATTTATACTGATGAGCCAGTCAGGACTTACGAAGATATTTCTGCTGCTGATGAATTAGTTTTAAAAGAAGCGTATCAAGACTTTGGTTTTAATACAATTTTAGCCAAATCAAATCGCTACTACAAACTACGCAATCAAACATTTTTGCAGGTAGTACCTAAATACGGCAAATTAAAGCTTAGAGTTTTACACGCTCATAATTTAGATATTATTCCAGACGCAGATGATCCAGAGATCGCATTTGCATATATCGTTTCAAGTTTTGACAAGACGACTTATTTGCAGGCAGGCCAAGACAACGTAAATCAAAAAACAGCAGACACAGATGATTATAAAAAAATGTCTGAGCGTTATCAGGTCACAACAAAAGAAATTACATTCACAATGAACGGCAAAGGTGATCTTGTTGATGAGTTGATTGCAAATCCAATTCAAACAATTCCATTTATTGATGTCTCAAAAGACAAGGACTTCGAATTTTTCATTCGCATTGGCCAAGCCTTAACAGATTTCACAGTCGATTTTAATGTGGCATGGTCGGATCTTCTAAATGTTTCAAGATTACAAGGATATTCAATCGGCGTAATTTCGGGTGATCCAGAATTAAAACCAGAATCATTAGACATTTCTGCAAACAATATTATTTTCTTGCCATTGAATCCGAGCAATCCAAATTCGAAATTAGAGTTTGATTTTAAATCGCCAACTCCAAATATTGAGGCTACGCTAAAGGCTATTGATTCACTGGTTACAACATTTTTAAGCACAAGGGGTGTTGATTCAAAATCAGTTTCAAGCTCATCACAAGGACAGAACTATTCATCTGCCCTTGAAAGATTGATGGCCATGCTTGATCAGTTTCGCGCATCGAAAGAAGACTTTGATCTGTATAAAACGGTTGAATACCAATTGCACGAAATTACTACAAAGTATTTGTCATTGCTTTCAAGCACTAAATTTCTTGATCCGAAATATAATGTTTCACTAGGCGTAGTAAATTCAAAATTAAACATCCAATTTGCAAAGCCTGAAATTATTGAAACAAAATCCGAGTCGCTGGATAATGCAAAAAAGAAAATTGAGCTTGGAATATCTGATAAAGTAAATGCTTTGATAGAGGTCGAAGGCTTAAACGAAAATCTTGCTTTAGAAAAAATCGAAGCTATTGAAAATAGAAAAATAGAATTAATTACAAAGACTATGCAATCTGGTCAGGATGCATCTAAAACAGCACTAAATGGTTCGCAGGTGACCTCACTTGTTGAGATCGTGTCAAAGGTTGCAGCAGGATTATTGCCATTCGATGCGGCTCAATCAATGATCACAGCGGCATTTAATGTAACAGATGAACAGGCTCTTGAAATACTTGGTCAGGCTGGAAAGTCTTTTAAGATTGATCCGGCGCAGATCGAGAGTAAGCCAAAATTTTAAGTGGCATTACAGAAAAAAACACTTAAACAATCCGAGGTTTCAACAGAAATAAACCTAGAAAAAATACTGGGTAAGCTTTCACAGAATGAAGACGTGAGGGCTGTTTTCTTTGAGTCTGCATTAGAAAAAATGCAGCAAAGACTAGATGAGGGCCGTGGCGTTGACGGATCATTAGGCACATATTCTGAGTCATATAAAGATTCGCTTGCGTTTAAGGTCTTCGGCAAATCAAACCCTGTAAATATGCAGCTCACAGGTGATATGCTGACAGCAGTTAATGAGCTTGATTCATCACAAGGCAAAATTAAAATCGGCATCACAGATGAGTTTGAGGCTGCAAAGGCATACGGTCACATTACAGGGATGAAGGGTCATCCGACATTGGCCGGAAAGGTTCCTAAGCGTAATTGGTTTGGCTGGTCTGATAAAGAGCTTACACAAATTGCAAATGCAATAAAACCAGAGGTCAGCAAACGGAACACAATTTCAGATGTTGCGGCTTTAAAAATATTGGAGCGTTTGCTTGGCTAAAAAAACAGCGGTTTCAATTAAAGGCGTTGGACAAGCTCAAAAGGCGGCTCTTGATTTTTTAAGAAATCAATCTACTGACAAAAGAATATTTAATCAGATCGGATCTGAACTGGCTTTACAAATTCAGCGCAGAACCACAGCCAAGCTTGATGAGTACAAACAAAAACCCATTACAGAATCAACAATAATCAGTCGAGAGATTTTGTCAGAAGTAAACAATCTCAACGAATTTTCACAGCCTAAAAGGTCAAACTTAACATTGAGTGGTCAATTATTAGGAGCAATCAGAAATAAATTTGACTCAGCATCGGCCACAATAATTATATTTTTAAATAATTCTAGAAATAAATTACAGCCGCCAACAAAAGAATCGATCAACAAAGTCGCAGCTTCTAAGTCAAAATCAAAGCGTGGTGGTTATTATGCAATCGGTAACTTAATTTTAAACAATCCACAGAAAAACAAGACCAATAATCAGATCAAAAGCGACCTCGAAAATCAAGGCCGAAAATTCCTGTTTATGTCTGCAAAGCTTAAGCTTCAACTTGAGAAGAACATTACATCACAATTGCGTAAGCAGCTAACACTTTTTAACAAAATAAAGCGAAAATTATCCCTGTAACAAGGGGTACAAATGTCTGAAAATAGTTCCAGTGGAACAAATGATCAAGCCAGCGGCTCGGATCAAGGTGTCAAATCTGTAAGTTATGAGAGTCATCAAAAGCTCTTAAGCGAAACAAAAAAAGAGCGTGAAGAAAAAAGATTACTACAAACGAAACTTGATGACTACGAGCAGGCTAAACTTGAGGCCGAGGGCAAATTAAAAGAAGCTCTTGATAATCAAAAAAAGCTTACTGAGAAGTTCAAGACTGACAATGTAGAAATCATCAAGCGAGTTGGATCTAAGGCTGCAAAAAGTCAATTTGCCAGAGAAGCTGAAAAGCTTGGATGCATTGATGTAGAGGCTGCATTCCAATTAACTGATTTTTCTGATTTAGAAATGGATGCTGAATTTGAATACGATCAAAAAAAACTGATCGAAAAAATTCAAGAGCAAACAAAATCTAAAGCGTACTTTTACAAAAAAGATTTTACACTTGCAAAAGACTTAATCCCTTCAAATGGATCTGGATCTGAAAAATCAACAGATAAAATGACCATTGATGAACTCAAAGAAAAATACAAACAACTAATTAAATAACATAACAAAGGAAAAGAAATGCCAATTACATCAAACACAGAATTATTAGCAACAAAACAGGCTTTAGTCGCAAGCGTTGTTCAAAGAGAATTAAACTTCTCAGCAAAACTTTTAAACACGACAACAGACGTTTCTGTATATGCAAAAAAAGGTGCAAAGTCTGTAGACTTTCCTAAGTCTGGCGGCTTTACTGTTCAGAATCGTGCTCCAGGAGCTGCCGGAGTAACTCAAAATTTATTGTATGCTGTTGACAAATTAGACTTAGATTTTCGTGCTCACGTTCAATGGTTAGTTGAAGACTTTGATGCCTATCAATCAAACATTGAAGTTTATTCAGATTATATTTCAAAAGCAGGAACAGCGCATGCTCGAAACATTGATTTACAAATTTTAGCAAAGCTTAATTCGGCTGCTGGACATACTGAAGCAGCAGGAATTGACAAAGCAAAAATTGTTAATTGCATTCAGTTTTTAGATCAAAATCACGCAATGGACGAAGGTCGCTTTATGGTCATCAAACCTTCTGATCGTGCTGCAATGTTATTAATTAATGATTTTGTTCGTGCTGACTCAATGGGATCTTCAAACATTCCAAAGGGCGTAATTGGTGAAATTTTTGGTGTTCAAGTTATTACTCACGCAGGAGCAACATCATCTTTCATTTACTCAAAAGAGGCTATTGCATGGGCTTTTCAAAAAGGTGCTCAATACGGCGAACAAGATGCTAATGAATATGGCGTTGGTTCAAAATTAGCTGTTATGGATCAACTTTTTGGTTCAAAAGTTGTCCGCACTGATGGCGAAGGTAAAGAGCTTGACAACACAACTGTTCTGCCAGCAGGACAATCGCCATTCATTTGTAAAATTGGTTAATGGAAAAGGTTTTAATACCTAAATACTTAAAGGCAACAGCTCCCGATTTACTTCGGGAGCTTATGCTTGAAAACACTTTGTTATTAAAGGCTGATGTTAAATATTTTGATATTCAATTTGTTTCTGGATATTGGTTTGTTTGGTTTTATGAGGAGATTGATTTAATGGGTCTTTTGAGAAAATCAAATGAAAGAAAAAAACCCAAATGACCGGACCAATAAGGGCCGAATTATCCTTGCGTGAATACGATTCATATGTTGAATCACCTACGAGGGCAAACAAAACAGCGGTCGAAGTCTTCATCGGCAACGCAAATGATATCGGCTCACAAGATCCAACAATACAAATCATGAACGCAGGGCAAACAGTAAGCGCATTAAAATGTGTTTATGTAATTTCTCCGAACACAATTCAATACGCAGAAAATGATGTTGATTTTTCGAAAGCTACTGTTTTAGGAATGACAATCATTGCTGCTCAATTAAACGAATCGACTCAAGTCAAAACGTACGGACTATTAAGAGACTCATCTTTTGTTTGGACTGTAAACACACAATTATATTTAGATACAAACGGCTACTTAACGGACATTGCACCTGTTTCTGGATTCAGAACATTAGTTGCAACATCTCAAGGTGCTGGTTCAATTTTTATTAACATTCAAGAACCAATAATTTTATAAAAAGGAATACAACATGGCACAAAAACCACTTCAATTAGTAGCTGGAAAAATAACACAAGTCGAGGCAACTGTAATCTCTGCAGGAGCAGGAGATGCTGGAGAAGTTGTAGCATTAGATGCTTCAGGTAAACTTGACGTGTCGGTTTTACCTACAGGCGTTGGTCCAGATGTAAAAATTATATTAGCATCTGAAGCAATTGGTGCAGGAAAATACGTAAACATTTATGACAACACAGGCGTTGCAAATATTCGTTTGGCAGACAATTCAAATTCACGACCTGCACACGGATTTGTTAAGGATGCTGTTTTATCGGCGGCAAATGGTACAGTTTATTTCGAGGGTGCAAATGATGACTTAACCGGATTGACTTCTGGCGCTAGGCAATACCTAGCAACGGCTGGCGGTGTGACTGCTACTCCTCCGGTGTTTCCAGCGGCAACAATTCATCAATTAGTTGGATCTGCGGTTTCTGCTACAGAGATAAATACTGATATTGAAGATTGTATAGTGTTATCTTAAAAGGTATATTAATTATTGACTTTTAGTTATCTGTGTTGTTTGTTGTGTAAAAGGAGCAAGCGACATGGAATTAAAAAGGGAATACAAGGTTTATAAAGTGACGAATTTAAAAAACAACAGAATTTATATAGGGCAGACGTGTAGAAATATATTTTCTAGACTAATGTCACATGGTTCTGACAAAGACAGTCCTTTATATAAAGATATGCAAATGCAGGAATTTAAGGACTTTAATATTGCGGTCATAGAGACTTTCGATACAAAAATGAAAGCGATGTGGGCAGAGAAGAAACACATACTAGAGCAGAAGTCCTTTTCTCCAGAGATTGGCTACAACATAATGCTGGGATCAAGTCACGCGATAGCTACTAAAGAAAAAATAAAAAAAACCGTTTTAAAGAACGGCATATCGGACGAACAGCGCATGCACATTCAGCTTATGGGGTTTTCTAGAAAAGGTATTAAGGCGTCTGAGACTACTTTAAAAAAACTTTCTGAATCCCACATGGGCCAAGTGGCTTGGAACAAGGGTAAAAAACTTTCTGAATCCCACAAAAAAGCCCTTAGTTTTGCTAAACAAGGGAAATTACTTTCTCAAGAAACAAAACTAAAGATGAGCCAAGTGGCAAAAGAGAGATGGGAAAAAATAAAAAATGTCTGAACAAATAGCGCTTGCTTTGATTGATGGTAAGGTTTCACAGATAGCGTCTACTGACACAATCAGGGGCGCGTCGGGCGGATCTGCTTATCAAAAGTATTTCATAGCAAGTGCTGAGACTTATTCGATACCTCAATATTTCTCAAGCGTGGTAACGGGACCGCTTGATATTGATGGCGTGATTGTTCTTGATGGAAGGCTTGAGGTTTTATGAGTTCATACATAACTAAAGTCAAAGTCACAGCGGCCAGCGTTCCAAGTGCGGCGGCTGGAAAGATAAATGAGTTTGTTGATACGTCAGACGGTTACACGAAATCAAAAAACGAATCTGGAGTTGTTGAGATATATTCAGGAACAGCATCTATTGCGGCTCACGTTGCGGCACCTGATCCTCATCCTCAATACTTAACGCCAGCAGAGGGCAATGCGGCCTATTCGCCATTGTCACACGTTGGATCGGGTGGAACGCAACACGCAAATGCAACAACTTCTGTTGCGGGATTTATGTCATCAGGTGATAAAACAAAACTTGATGCAATCGGCGGAACAAGAAAAATAAAGTCCGGCGTAATCGCAGCAGCTTCTTTTGTTGGGACTCCTAAAAAAGCAACGTTAACATTTGGCACAGCGTTTTCTAATTCAAATTATTCTTTATCGGTACTAGGTGGAAACTCAAGGTCATGGTCTTTTGAGTCTAAGACAGCAACAGATATCGTCATAAATGCAAATGCAAATGCGGCACTATCTTTGGATGTTCTTTGGATTGCAATAGATCACGGCGAAAGTGTGGAGTAATTTATGGCTTTAATAGTTGACGATTTACAAGTCGAGAACGGAATAACTGGAGCAGCATTTTCGACAGCTATTCAATCAGAAATTACAACACAAAAGGGGTCTGCAAACGGTTTGGCCTCTCTTGACGGCGGCGGAAAGGTTCCTTCTGCGCAACTACCGTCTTTTGTTGATGACGTTTTAGAGTTTACAAATCTTGCGGCCTTTCCGGTGTCTGGCGAAACTGGAAAGATATATATCGCACTAGACACAAATCTTGCCTACAGATGGTCTGGATCAATTTACGTTTTAATTTCAACAGGTGCGGTTGCGTCTGTATTTAGCAGGACTGGAAACGTGGTTGCACAAAATGGTGACTACACTCCTGCACAGGTAGGTGCAGATGCTTCTGGAAGCGCGGCGGCAGCTCAATCATTCTCACTTCAAAGGTCGAACCACACAGGCTCACAAACATCAGCAACAATTTCAGACTTTGAAGCATCTGTCTTATCGACTGATCTCTTGGGCCTTGTAACTACGCCAACAGAAATAGATGTTGTTGCAGTGGACACGGTCATTCAAGCTTTCAGTAAACTTCAAGGACAGAATAACTTGTGGACTGAAACTAAACAGCTTACTCAATTAACAAACACTTCAAATGTTACTTTAACCAATATTAATAATTTGGCCTTTTCAGTTATTGCTGGAAAGTCTTACAGTATAGAATCAATGATTCTTTTTAGGTCTGCAGCCACCACAACAGGGCTTGTATTGACGGCGGCCTTAAGCGGCGGCGCAGTTGGAACACTGGCGCTTCAAGCAAGCATCCCATCCGGCGTTGATGGCACTGGCTCTCTTTTCTGTGGAAACATCACAGCAAGCGGTGACGTTGTAGTCTCGACTGCAACGCCAACAGCGAACCTAGATTTTGTTGCAACAATTCAAGGAATATTTGTCTGCACAACATCGGGAACAATCACGCCACAATTTAGAAGTGAAATAAACGGATCACAAATCACGGTTCAAATCGGCTCAAACATTTTGGTCAGGGAGTTTTAAATGATAGCGTTTAAGCCCTTCAGCCTTTGCCCTGAATCAGAAAAGCCGTTTGGTATACCAGAGCAGTGGCCTTGGCAAGAATTGCCTTGTGAAGATAATCAGATTGTACAGTTTGAGTTGTTAGGCTTTACGGTCGTATCAATTCCACAATACACATCATACAAGGCCGCCATTCAAGCGTCCTTCGATGCATGGCAAACGACTTATGCAAATTCAGTTTCATTTTACAAAATATATAATTTCGTAGAAAACAGTAAATCATTCGACACATCAACTCCGCCGATATCTTTAGATTTTAGAACTTCTTTAACAAAAATGTTGCACAGGAAATCAACGCTTGTTAAGGGCGAGTGCTTAATTGAGGAGTATTACGAAACTTGTTCTGTAAACGCTCAGGGCGTTCTTTCATATTCAAATTTAGTTGTATCGGAACATCACGCCTTTATCAGAGATCCGCTGGGATTCCCTGTTATGAGAAATTCACACATACATTATTATGACAAAAACGGACTTGAAAGTCCTGAGATTAAAAAATGGACAAAGTTTTATAACACGCTTGAAAAAATTCAAGAGGGCAAGACAAGGCGTGGAAACTTAGTGGACAATTTGCAAATGCCTTGCATTGGTTTAATTTCAATCGCAATGACCGGAAGTCCAATGCCGAGCGCAACCGTAATTCTTGAGGGTCGAAGATTTTTATTTGATTATAAAAAAGAGTTTGACGCTTTTGTTGACGAATCAAATCGTGAAATCGTTTCTTGCTTCAATGATTCGTCTAGTCCTAGATACGCATCTGCAAATAAATATTCTTGGATCAACTCGATGACTCCTTATGGTGTCACTATCAGACAATTTTTAATATCGGAGCTGACAATATGACGAAATATTATTCGGTATTTTTTAAAAACAAAAATCCGTATTATATTTTTGCACGACTTATTGAATGGGTTGACGGCACAGATTTTAGCCATGTCGAAATTGTCAAAGTTGTTGATGATAATTGGAAAGATGCAGACAGCTACGGATCTGTATTTTCGAGATCAAGAAAAATTAAATTATCGGAATTAAAAAAACACTACGAAATAAAAGATGCTGTTGAGCTTGCAGTTTGCGTTGAAAAACCAGATGCAATTTTAGAATCTTTAATGGGTAAGCTCTACTCTTTTTTACAGATACTATTAACGGGAGTTAATTTAATAACCAAAGCATCAATTAGTTGGCTGCCATATGTAAAAGTAAATCTGTCGAAGGCATTAATTTGCACAGAGCTTGCCGGAATATTTATGCAAGAGGCTTGTCAGTACAAGTTCCAAGAAAGCCCAGAGCTTCTGTCTGTTGAGCAAACAAGGCAAATTGCCCTTAAAAATCTTTTTAAATTGCAGTTGGGGAAATAAATATGTCAATTTTTGGAATTATAAAATGCGATGATCAAGTTTTTAGCGGTGATAAAATCAGAATTAACGCCTCTGAATCATTTTTAGCACAAGGTCTTTTGTTCACGCCTACTGTGTCGCATGAAATATCTGTCGATAACGGTGTCACGTGGTACGATATCACAGTAAAAAAAGGTATTGACTGGGTATTTACTGCTGCTGGAATAAAAACTATTTCGCTCAGGCTAAACACGACAGTTCCAAGCTCTCAAATATTTACACGCGACATTGCTGTATTAGATATTCTGACAGCAAATTTATTTTCAAAAGATTTTGATTTGTATGTACATGAACCAGAAATTGATCAGTACCTACCTAAAAAATGGTCATCATGGAATTTAGTACACAAGCGAGCACAGGATTGGATCATAGACTTTCTTGATGAAAAGGGAATATTTGCCGAAGACGGTACAAAATACACAGTCTCAGACATCATGGACAAGCAACAGGTCAAACAATTATCAACGTACAAAACATTGCAGTTTATTTTTGAAGGCAATTCAAATGTTGTTGGTGATTTATTTTCTATCAAGGCTGCAAAGTACGAAGGGCTTTCAAATACAAAAGCGTCAAGATCACAGCTTGATTTGGATTACAATAAAAACACAATCAAAGATAAGTTTGAAAAAACTGATCTGCATAAAATTGTCGTGAGGCGGTCATGAGTTTTAAGCCGATCAGAACATTTTTGACAGATAGATTAAAAGAAATTGATTCTGATTTTACACCATTTGAAAACGGATTTGATTCGGGTCAAATTGGATCTGATAATTTCGACAAAAGATTTCATATATTTTACGGCAATGTGACAACAACAGCATCAAACCAGAACACGACAACTGATTCAGTCGCGGCAAGTGTCACGTTATATTTTTCTGGATCACGCAATTCTATGGATGAATTAGATGAGGCCATGGATATTGCAAATGCGTACAGAATTAATTGCTTACGTCGAATTAAATACGCAAACCAGACCTTTATCAAGAATGTAGTTTCACAAAATATTGAGGCGTTGCCACTCGAATCAAATGATAACGCAATTCAGATTAAACTTACGTTCAATGTGTCGGTCATATTCGGCACTGGCCTTGATCTTAATTGTTAACAAATTAAAAATCAACATGGTCGTTGATTAAACATTTTAAAAGGAGTTAATCCCATGATTCAAAACGTACAGCTGCACCCACAAATTGTTTTTATTGGTTCTGATATTGCACAGGTTCAAAACATTAATTGCGTTGCTGATATCGCATCGTCTTTAAATAATAAATATTTTTTATTTCACGATGTCGGCGGTGGAAAAAGATACGCATGGTTTAACACTGGTGCTGGCGTAGATCCGGCCCCGGCTGGCGGTTGGATTGGTCACGAAGTTACAATTGCTGCGGGCGCATCTGCATCTGCGGTAGCAACAGCTTTGCAATTAGTTTTAGCGGCTGTAGCTGGCTTTGATGCTACTGTTTCTGGCTTCGTTGTAACTTTAACGAATACAGCGGTCGGATATGCGCAGCCGGCAATTGATTCAGCGTTAGCAACAAAAACAAACTTTGCTTTTAAAGTTACAACACTTGGTCAATTTGAAAAAAAATACGATTGTTTAAAGGGTGATATTGAGTTGTCTGGATTTGATCAACAAAAGCTAGAAATTACTTGTCATGCTGAAGGCTCAACGGTTCAAGATGAGCGCATCACGGGATACGACAAGCCTATTTTAAATTTAATTTTTCAAGAAACAGACAAGCAGTCTATTCAAGATTTAATGGTAATGTATGGAATGCCAGTGTTCACCCCTGTTGGCTTGGATAAAGAAGCTATTTATGGTTACGGCCCGGTCAACGTAGGCGGCTCAAATCCTAAAGTTAGAATTAGAATGCACGAGGCAGCGGACGACTTATCAAACAAAACAAATGATTATGTTTTTTGGACTGCTCAATTGGGCTTGGACACTTTCAATTTCTCTGGCGAAAATATTTCTGAAATTCCAGCAACATTTACAATTTTTCCAGATAAGTCAAAGCCAAAGGCAATTCAATTTTATATGCGCGGTGACGCTGTAAAAGCAGGATATTAATAAATAAAATGAGGGCCGATCTTCGGATTGGCTCTTTACTACGCATTACTAGCCATTACTAAGGATTTATGAAAATAGTTAAAACAGTTTTAGAAATTGAAGTCTACGATCAGAAAATTGAAATGCGAAAACCTACGTTTAAAGAGTCGCAGCAATACCGTGAATCATTATTAAAAATGGGCGAAACAGGCGATGCTGCTGAAGTCATGATGACTTTTCTCGAAAGCCTTGGATTACCTAAAAATGTTTTTGAATCTTTAGAGTTTGGTCACATCACACAAATCATGGAATTGGTGACTGGCTCAAAAAAAAACTAAGCGTTAGTGAGTTTGTCGTAGCAAAGATTTGTTATTTTTACGGCCTAAGTATTTCAGAAATAGAAAACACTGACGCAGAAAAAATAGAATCATTGTGGTTAGCAATTACGCAAATTGAAGCACAGGAGCAATTGAAAAAAATGACAATAGCTGACTGGCCAAACATGAAAAAACAATCACGAACAAAATTGCATAAAGAATTACACTCTCAAGCGTATCCTTCTGATATGCGCAAAAAAAATTATATTACTGCTGAACAAATGCAGAAAATTTTAGGTCGATAAAATGGCTGATGAATTACGAATAAAAATTGTACTTGATTCCGGCGAGGTCAAAGAGGGTTTTTTAGCTGTTGAGAAACAAGCTGATAAAACTGCAAAGTCTGTCGGCAAATCTTTTGATAAAAAAGGCGATGGAATTAATTCATTGTCTGATGGTTTAGAGGCAGCAAGCGGCGGCCTTTCGTCGATCGCAAGATTTGCGGCATCTGCTTTGGGTCCAGTTGGCGGCCTTGCGTTAGGTGTTGCGGCGGCATCTGCAGCAACCTTTAAGCTTGCGCTTGCTGGCGAACAGGTAAATGCGGTCAATGCTCAGTTTAAAAACATTGCAACATCTGCAGGATTAAGTGCTGATGCGTTTGGCAATTCAATCATCAAGGCAACTCAAGGATTAATTGACGACGAAGATGCTTTGCAAATTGCAACAAAAGGCATCATTGCTTTAGGTGATCAAGCCTCAAAGCTGCCTGCAATATTGGATGCATCTAGAGGCGTGTCACGAGCTTTGGGTAAAGACTTTAAATCAACATTTGAAGACCTATCAACATTCGTAGAAAACGGCAATGCAAGGGTATTGCGACAGTTCGGAATCATATTAGATTTAGACAAGGCTTACGAAAAAGCTGCGAAATCAATCGGCCTAACCGCATCTGCTTTGACCGAACAACAAAAGCAACAAATCAGAGCTAATTTAATTTTGGATGAAGTGCCTAAAAAGTTCGGTGCCGCGGCTGATTCGGTCACGCCATTAAAGGACGCTTTTGATCGTTTAAAAGTTTCGGCCAGCAATTCTCTTGAGTCAATTTCATCTGGTTTAGCTAATTTTGTTACGAAAAAATTCATTGATAATCTTGATCTTTCAAATGTTGGAACGACAAGATTAAATAATACTTTATCTGAAAACAAAACAAGGCTTGAGGATGTAAACAAAGAAATTACAAACCTTGTTGCCCTTGATTCCAGAAGCATTTCACAAGCGTCTGAACTTAATAAATTAATTCGCGAACGCGCGCAGCTAACTCAAGATTCTGCAATGGCATTGGTCGAGTCGTCTGGCAGGTCTGATCAGGAATTATTTGCATCGCTCGAAAAATCAAGGGAACCAAAAGTCGAAGCTCCAAAGCTTATTGCAAACGAAGCGCAAACCGCTTTATTAAGGCAAGAACAATTAAAAAGATTAAATGATTTGCAGGCCTATGTTTCGGCGCAGGATAAGTTGTCAATTGATTCTGAAATTAAAAGAATTGAAACAATAAATAATTTAGACATAAAATTAACTGCTCAAAAATCATTAAATGATCAGCAATCTATTTTATTGGAGCAACAAAAAAATACAGCGTTGTCTCAAATTCAAGATCAGTTTTCTGCGACAAAAGGTTTTTCGCAAGATCAAAGGGATCAGGCAGCTCTTGCAACTAAGGCAAATTTTTATTTGCAAGAACAGGCGCTGGCACAGGCTAATGCTGAAAAAATAAAATCAATCGAAGACAATAAAAACTTTTCAATTCAATCTGGATTTGAAACTTTTAGTTCTGGTTTTTCACTTGCTGCAACAGATTTCAGAAATAATGTTTCTAAAAACTTTCAAGAGGTTGGAAAGCAAGCGTTTAATACTTTGGGCCGAGGCGTTGGACAGGCGTTTGCTGCATTTGGCGAGGCACTGGCA